CCGCGACGGCATCGTGCTCGGAAGTTCCTTCGCGTTCACTGTGGCGAAGGGCGGCGATGAGTGGGCGATCGAGGACGGGCAGAGCGTGCGAACGATTCGCTCGGTCGATTCGCTTCTTGATGTCGGCCCATGCACGTACCCGGCCTACGGCGACGGCGGTCTGGAAGTCGCGCAGCGTTCGCTTGAACAGTTCCGCCAGCAGCGCGAGGCGGTGGTCGCCCGGCGTGTGCAGTCGGCCGCGAAGACCGCAGAGTTCCGCGAGTACCTGAGGTCGCATGGCCGCTAAATCCGGCGATTCGTGCCCGAATTGCAAGATCGGGAAATTGCTCGTGGCGTCGAGTCAACGCCAGGGCGAGTACCAAATTCGGTACTTGCGATGCCGCTGCGGCGCGACCGACAAGCACGTGTTGCCGGCCGCTGAAGTGCGTCGCGCGAAGCCAGCGGCCTAGCCCTTCTTTACTGCCCCGCCTTGCGTGTGCTGCAAGGGTCGAGGGCTGCCTCCGTAGGTTCGGTGTAGAGCGACGGCAGAGAAGCCGCCGCGACCCCGAACACGAGGAGATCGCCCGTGGCTGTCGAGAAGCTCAAAGCTCTGCTGGACGAGTTGGCTGCCGTTGTCGCTGAGATGGAAGCGATGACCGAGGACGCCCCCGAGGGCGAAGAGGCGGCCCCGATGACCGAAGAGCAGGAGGCTTCCCTCCGCTCGCTCGAAGGCCGGGCCGACAAGCTCCGCGAGCGGATCGAGTTCCTGCAGCGAGTTCAGACCAAGGAGCTCGAGCTCCGCAGCGTGCTGGAGCGTGCCGCTCCGGTGAAGGCTGTTGCCCCCGCCCCCGAGAAGGAGACCGCAGACGTGGAAAAGCGTGAGTACGCCGTGCCGAAGTCGCACGGCCCCCTGAAGGCTTTCCGCTCGTCGGAGGCCGCGTATCGTGCGGGCATGCACATCAAGGGCTACGTGTTCGGCGATGCCGAAGCTCGCCGGTGGTGCAATGATCACAACGTCGAAACCCGTGTTCAGGCCGGCGGCGTGAACTCGCTCGGCGGTGTGCTCACGAGCCCTGAGCTCTCCTCAGAGATCATCCGGCTCGTCGAAGAATTTGGCGTGTTCCCGCAGTACGCCAAGCGCGTCAACATGAACTCCGACACGCTCGTCTACGCTCGTCGCACGGGTGGCCTTACGGCCCGCCCGGTCGGTGAGAACGTCGAGGTGACTGCGAGCGACGTGACCTTCGACAACGTCGAACTGACGGCGAAGATTTGGGGCGTTGCAAACCGCACCAGCAACTCGCTGCTCGAAGACTCGGTGATCGATCTTGCTGATGCCATGGCCGTTGAGACGGCCCAGGCGTTCAGCGAAGCCTTTGATAATTCGGGCTTCATCGGCGATGGCACGCTCGCTTATCACGGCGTAACTGGCGTGGCGACGAAGATCCTGCAGGCCCCTTACGCCGGATCGGTCGTGACTGCCTCTGGCAACGCGACGTTCGACGTGCTGACCATGAAGAACTTCACGGATCTTCTCGCCCGGCTTCCGATGTACGCCCGCAGCCGCAACGCTCGGTGGTACATCTCGCCGGCTGGGTGGGGTTCCGCGATGCTGCGGCTCGCCATGCTGCCAGGTGGCACGACCGGCCCCGGCGGCAACTCCAGCGACAACGTCGCCGCCGGCTTCGGCGAGACGTTCCTGGGCTACCCTGTGACCCTCGTGCAGTCGATGGAGAGCCGGCTCACCGGCACGACCGGTGGCTGTGCTGCGATCTTCGGTGATCTTAGCCAGGCCGCGATCTTCGGTGAGCGTCGGGCCATCTCGATCAAGACCGCCAGCGAGCGGTACATCGAGTTCGATCAGACGTTGACCTTCGCCACCACGCGGAATGCGATGGTCGTGAATGACCTGGGATCGACCACCAAGGCCGGTCCGGTCGTGGCCCTCAAGTTCGGCTGATACACACACCCTCTCTAGGAGAATCTGACAGTGAATCACGTTGCTGCTACAAAGACCGTTGAGAAGGTCGAAGTGTCGGTCGCATCCAGTGCCACGCACTCGCTCGAAATCGACACGCTTGGCTTTGCTCACGCTTCGATCGACGTGGCGTTCAGCCCGTTCACCGCTGCTGCGGCCACCGCAGCGACGGCGGCCGTGGTGCTGCGTCTGGCTCAGTCTGATGCGTCCGGCTCCGGCCAGACCAACATCAGCGGTTTCGTCGCCGGCACCGATTTCACGGTGGCTGCTGGCAGCACGACCGGCGCGAACGTTGGCTATGCCCACCGCTTCGATGTCGATCTCCGCGGCAAGCGTCGCTACCTCACGGTGTACGCCACGCCTGTCAGCACGGTGGGCGTTGTGACCGTGGCACGTCTGAGCAAGGGCGAGGCCGGTCCGATCTCGGCTTCCGACAAGGGCGTGGCCACGCAGGCGGTCGGCTGATCGGTTGACAAGCATGGCAATCTAGGCGGCGGGTGTGGCATGCGTCACGCCCGCCGCTTTCTTTTTGCGAGGTGCCCATGCTGGTTCAAGTTGGCGATACAAAGGTTGAGGTGCGGTGCGAGGCGATCCTGTCTGGCCCACGATTCGGGCCGCTGATTAACGCCTTCGGGTTCATTGAGGCCTTGATGCCGCTGCACATCCGCCCGACGCTCGGGCAGGGAGCCTACTGGAGCCAGGTTCTCACGAGGATGCTAGAGCAGTTCGAGCCCACCACAGAGGCGATTATCACGCTGGACATGGACAGCTTCATATCCAAGGAAAGCATCGAACATTTGTTCGCCTTGTTCATGACCTTCCAGTGCGATGCGTTGGCACCGATCCAGACGAAACGCGAGGACGGTCGTCCAATGCTCACGCTGCTTGACACGCTGGACAATCCGCCCGAAGGCGGCATCACCGAGGTGCCGGTCGGGTGGTTCGGTGCTCCGGTGCAACAGGTGGACACCGCGCATTTCGGCTGCACAGTGATCTCGACGCGGGCTCTCCGCCGCATGGCGAAGCCGTGGTTTCACGAACAGCCCGACCCGAAGGGTGGCTGGGGTGAAGGCAGAACTGACTCCGACATATCGTTCTGGAAGACGTTTAAGGCGTCTGGCAACCGCCTCTACGTGACGCCGCGCGTCACGATTGGGCACGGCGAGTACGTGATCACGTGGCCGGGAAAGAACCTCGCCGGCCCGGTCTATCAATACACGACCGAATGGCAAAACACCCGCAAGCCCCCGGAGTCTGCATGGAGCGTGCCTCAGTGAAGATGATGAGGATAAGGATGACCAAGCCCTACGCCGCCTACAAGAAAGGCGAAGTGGTCGAGTTGCCTGAACGCCAGGCCGAGTCGCTGATCGCGTGGGAGTACGCCACGCGGGCCGCAGACGCCGATCAGCCGCTCCTCGACACGCCGAAGCCCAAGCCCAAGCAGAAGAAGCAGTCATGAAGATCCGCATGATTCAACGCTTCTGCAAGATGGCGGAAGGCACCATCCAAGACGTTGACGAGAAGCCTGCCCGGCAGTTGATCGAGGAAGGCTACGCCGTGGAGTACCGCGACGAGCCGAAGGTCGAGAAGGCGGTCGCCCAGCCCAAAGCCGAGCGGAGGTAAGCGATGCGATACCGCAGTCTGAAGCGACTGACCGCCCCGGCGGTCGAGCCGGTGACGTTGGCAGAAGCCAAGGCCCACTGCCGCGTCGATATCGACACCGACGATTCGCTGATCACGGGCTTCATCACTGCCGCCCGCGAACTCTGCGAGGACTACCTCGACAGGTCTCTCGTCACCCAGCAATACGTGATGCGGCTCGATCAGTTCCCCCCGGAGATCGAGGTGCCACGCCCGCCGATGAGCGGCAGCGGCACCACTACGGCGGTCGTGGTCACGTACACGCTGAACGACACCGGGGCGACGGCAACGCTTTCGACGAGCGAGTACCGCGTCGATCGTGACGCTACGCCGGGGGCGATCCGCAACCTCTACGGCGGCACGTGGCCGAGCAACCGGGACGATCAGAACTCGATCAGCGTCACGTGGTGGGCGGGATACGGTGCCGCGGCGAGCGTGCCGCAGCGGGTGAAGAACGCGATCTTGATGACCGTGCTCGAACTCTATGAGAAGCGCGGCGATGCACAACTGCCCGCCGGCGCGAAGGCACTCCTCGACTCCGTCTCCTGGGGGCAGTACGCGTGACTCTCGACGGGCGATTCAATTCCGACGTGGTGGTTCACGATCTTGACGGCACGACGGCGCTGAACGTCCTATCGCTGGAATCGTCCAGCGCCGTCGCATCGTCCGGCAAGGCGGCATTCACGACGGGCACCGTGGGCACGCAGACGATCTTCATCTCCCGGCAGCCGTTTCCATACACGGCCGCCGAAGGCACGAGCGTCACGTTTCAATTCGTGGAGCGCGTTGCGTTCGCGGCGAATCCGCACGCGGAACTTACAACGAACGCTGCCGGTCGCACCTACTTCTCCAGCGGCAGCCGCGTGGGCATCTACGAGATGACCGGCACCGAGCGGACGAACACTTCATTCGCAGTGCGAACCACGACGGGCACGGCGACCTATTCGCTTCTTGTGGTCGGAACATGAGCAACTCCATCGACGGCTCGTTCGGCATCAATGTCGTGTTCCACGATCGGGCCGGAAGCCGGATCAAGGTCGTGCAGTTGGCGGATCACATCAACTACACGACAGGCAAAGTGGCAGTGGTGAGCGGGACGGTAGGAACGTCAAGGGCAACGCTCTGGTCTGCTGATAGCCCTGTTTTTTTTGGTGGCTACAAAGATTCCGCCGGCGTCAATGTTGCGTTTGATTCAATAAATCGAATTGCACTTAGTTCCAGCAGTTCCTCTGGAGTGACTATAGATGAGCCAGACGGAAACTCTTTGAAGTTAGTCTCACGAAACAACGAGGTTGCTGTTTGCAGCGGCTCTGGGGTTGGCCTCGAAATTTATGCTAACTCAGGAACTGCTTCGTTTTCCGTTGTTTTGATCGGCCCGGAAGCGCAAGCATGATTGACCCCGGCAAACTCCGCGAGCGGGTGACGTGGCAATCGCCGACCGAGAACCGGAACGCGCTCGGCGAGAGCGTTTCGACGTGGGCGGATTTCAAGACCGTGTGGGCGAGCGTCGAAGGCGTTTCGTCGCGCGAGTTCCTGCTCGCCGGACAGCAGCAGATCGAAATGTCGCACCGCATCCGCTGCCGCTACGTGCCCGGGCTCACGCAGCAGATGCGGGCCTCGTGGCGGGGGCGGACGCTGGAGATCGTGTCGCTCCTCGAGCACGCGAACCGCAGTGAGCACGAAGTCATCTGCCAGGAGACAACGTAGATGGCTGTTGCTGGAATCTCGCTCAATATCAACACCGAGCAACTGCGCGATCTCCGCGACCGGATCAAGGCGTTTTTCCCGCCGAAAGAGGCGTCGGAAGTGCTCGGCGAGGCGATCGAGAAGGCGATTTGGCCAGCGTTTCGTCGGCTTGGCGAGGTGACGCCTCGCGGGCCGACGCTGAATCTCTATAACGCTAGGCGGATGAAGGTCAAAAAGTACCCGCGAAACGGCGGTGCCGTTGGGCTCATAGGCTACGAACGCGCGGGGGCATCAAGGTCTCAGAGTGCGCAGGGCGGAAGCGTCCGAGCGAGCGATGACCGCGCGTTTCATCAGTGGTGGATCGAGTTTGGCACAAAAGAACGCGTGATCAGCAAGCCGGTGCAGCCGAAGCGATACACGCGAAGCGCGTATGCAAAGTCTGGATTTGCAAGGCAAGGCTTTAGCCGCAGCGCCCACGTGCAGAATCGAGGCGGGAAACTTGTGCCGATCCGCGCACACTCAGTGCAAGCCCACGCTATTTCTGCCCACGCCGTTTCTTCGCACGACGTGACGCCCGTCAAGCCAATGTATTACGCAACCAGTTTCAACAGGCTTGGCGAATTTGAGATTGAGAAGGTACGTGGAAGCAACAGGTTCACGACGAACCCGGCGTATCCAAAAGCCTTT